CTATGACGTAACGGCCGGCGCAACCGTCTCCCTTCTCGATATCGCGAAACAGAAGGGTTATCTCAAAACGGAATTGGAGCGTGAATTTTTCAACATTCGATATCGGGACATCGTCAACAGTTTCGGAGGCTATACTCAAACAAGTGCCGATGAACGCCCGACCATTATTAAGAAAGCTCATGTTTGGGCGTCCGGATACGATGTCGACGGTACAGATCAAACGTCCCTCGGGCGCTTCTCCGGTCGCGTGGCACAAGGTTTTCGTTTCAAAGTCCCACGGTTCTTCGTGCCTGAGCATGGAACGATCTTCATTATGGGTCTGCTCCGGTTTCCGCCCATATCTCAGCACGAAATCGACTATTTGGTATCAAACACCCAACCTTCCTATGCTCAGATTTCAGGTGACCCTGCGATATGGGAAACTCAGCCGCCCATCACGATGACCGCCAAGGATCTCTTTCACGGCGGATCTGGCAACGCTATCGGGTACATGCCTTACGGCCAGTGGTATCGAACAAAAGCCAACATGATTCACCGGACCTACATCAACAACAGGGGGTTTCCATTCCTCGACAACATCCCCGGCAACGTTGATCAGGCTGTTCTGGTCGATTCACCCGACTATGTGAATATGTTTCAAACCACCCAGCTGTCCCATTTCAACCTTCAAGCCCGTGTCGAGGCACCTATCATGCGCCGGCTTCCGTCTGCTCGTGACAGCATCCTTGCCGGCACAATGAAAGGGTAACTCATGTTCACCAATCTAACAGTTCCCCACGTTCTCGGTTTTTCAACCAACCCGTCTAAGGGCATGAACGTGAATGCTGCCCGCCAGGTCGTTTTGACAAACGGACCTGAGGCTTACAACACTGCGATTTCCAAGGTCGCCAGTGTCACCTACGCTGTCGATGAATGGTATGGCAACGCTACCTGCGTTATCGACCCTGAGGGCCGTGGCCCGATGGTCTTAACTTGGTCGGCAAACATCACCGGCATTAAGAATGACCGTTCAACCTCTTGCGTCATAGGGTACGTGGATCTCGCGCCCGGTGGCGCTCCCGTTCCGTCCGGCGTGATAGATCCCTTCTCGCCGTCAAACTTCGTCGTAGCACCCATTCAAGCTGTTGGTGGCTCTACCTATTGCTCACAGGGTGGAATGCTGGTTGACACTACCCCTGCCTCCCCAGCTCAGACCCGTTACTTTTTCGTCAGCTGGATCAGTGAGACGCAAGCAGCCGGCACTACCAATATCAAACATTCGCTTCAAGCTGCGCTCTTTGACGAGATTCCGCAGTTCTTCCAGCCGGGTAAATCCTGATGTGGGGTCAGCTGCTCGGCGCAATCGGCCAGAAGGCTGTCGGATCTATAGGCAGTCAGCTGGGCGGCGTTCTCGGTTCTAAATTGGGTGGTGGTGATACTGCCGCCCAAGGTCCCGGCGTCCAGATTAACAATGAACCCCCTCCTACCCAGATGGCTCAACCTGACGGAAAGGAAGGTGGCCCCGCTGATGGCTCTGCTATTTCTAAGCTATTGGAAGGTGTCAGTGAGGCCGGCGTTTCGTCCATCGTTGACCCCCTCAAGGCTCGTGCCAGTGGCAAGGCCAACCGCAAATATCTTGAATCCTCGTTCCCCGAATTATCCTCTTGGGAACGTGCCGGCGCTAGCGCGACCCAAGCCGGCTCCCAAATATCTGAACAGCGTCGCCAACGCGACCAGATGAAAGCTCAGTTCAAACAACAAAAAGAGCTACAGGCTCAAAACATCGCCATGCAAGAGCGTATCAACGAACGCAACTTGCAAAACCAGCTCGTCGTCACCGACAAAAACAACGCTACTTCGCTCCAAAGTACTCGCATCAACTCGGACACTTCCCGCTTCAACACGCAGGAGAATCTGAGCATATCCCGAGCTAAACTTCCTTCCGAAATCCGCAAGCTTGAGTCTGATGCGCTTCGCACTGATCAGGATCGCCAACGGCTTATCTCTGAGGTGCGGCGCATCGACACTCAAACTGATCGGAATCGGATGCTCAACCGCTTCGACGAAGGCGGCGACATCCGCCGCGTTCTCTTGACCTACTTCAACAACGGCGATGAAAAGCAACTCTCTCAGGGCCTAGCCGCTCTCGCAGGACAGAAAGCAGGTAACTACGCAGATGGCGCAGTGACGTCCATTTTAGGCCGTGGCAAGGCAGGTTCTCGCGGTCCTGCCGTTCGGAAACTCTGGAATCGCTCCCCGCCAAAGCCAAAACCAAAAAAGTACACTCAGCGCAGGCGCAAATATGAGGGCTATGAGGTCGTGGAATGAGGTCCTCCGCCCGGAAACTCCAAATTTTGGAGGGCGGGGGACCGGACCTCTCAGAAATGGTGAACGCTCTCAGCTCGTCCCACTATCGAGGCGGCAACATCGGTGTTTACCTCGGCGTAAAAGCCCGCATTCGATTCCTCGCCACAATCCGGCAGTTCCTCTCTGAGCGTAAGATCAAGGCTACTGAAAGCTCCATAGAATTCCCCCAGGACGCCGACCACTCTTTGTTCTCCTTTATCGAGGGTCAGTCCCTTCTCAACGATCAGCTGGGGCAATCTTCAAAGCTGGATATCGTTAACAATTACTTACAACTGTTCCAAAATGCTCTTAACCGACTTGATATTAATCACACTATTGACCAGCAATGCCCTTGCTACTCACGTGCTAGGGCGTTGCTTGCTAAATTCTCCGTCCAGCATATCCGCGAGATTGCTGGTTATCCTTCATCCCCTCGTGCTGACGCTATTATTGATGCTCTAAGGCATTCCCTGCGTCGTCAAAGGGTCCATGGCTACCGCCAGAGGCTCATTGAGGAAGTAAACTATGCGGCCAATCGTGGCTGGTACGTTGTCTTTGACACTCTGACACTCGCTCCCGAACATGTGAAAAACTTCGAAGCGGATCCCTATGCCTTGCGCGATCACATGCGCAAGCTGGGTCGCATGGCCAACCGTGCTGAAGGTGTCCCAGCTGGCGACAGTTTTAACGAAAGGTTCAAATATTTTTGCGTTCCTGAGTTCGGCGGCAAAAATGGCCGGCTGCATTTCCATGCTGTGTATATTTTTCGCACCCTTCCCGGTGCCTGCGTAGATCCCAATGTTGGCCGAAAACATTGTAATCTGAGGGAAATTCGGTCGCTCAAATGTTGGTCGTGGGGTTTCAGCTCCCCCATCGCCGTGAGGTATTCAGGCGATGCGTTCACCCGTGCCGGTTGGCTGTGGCCTAAAAAGAAGGTGGATAACGGCACATTCGCGGCAATTGACGTAAAGCCTCCATTGGCGATAGCGTTTTATCTCACAGACTATGTGTCGAAAAACTTAGATGGAGTTCACTCAGAATGTCGGACAACGAAACGCAAGTACCGGATCCGGATGACACGGAAATTCGGTTTTCGGCTGCCATCCGTGCAGCACTTGAGCAATTCAGCTCTTCTGGAAATGACGAAGCTACACTGGACGGTGGACCGGAGAGCGATGCAGATCGCGAAGAGCGCCTCCTTCGAGACGAGGCGGAGATTGGCGCACGTATCGGTGAGGAAGTTTTCGGAGATTCGGACGTCCCGACCGAATTTGCTCGAGCTTTTGCGCGCTTTGACCCGCTCGACCCCCGCCCCCAAGCAGCTGAGTTCTTTCGAATCCGTTACCCCGAAATTGATGATGGCGGATATTTCTGATGAAGTGCGCGACTGGCTGTCGAATACGGAACCCCTGTCAGGGGGTATCCCGGTTTCGGGACGTTAAGACCCGGCGCCATATTATTACCCAAGGGGCCGCTCTTTTGGCCCGTTCACACATGTTGACTGATGAACAGTTCAACAATTTGACAAAGGAAACCGTATGCAACTGGATATGCAATTCCAAACGGCACTGAGCGCACTACGTGTCGCTGAGAACACCGATTACATCGATATGCCCAAAGAGCAACTGGACTTTCTCATGGGAAACCGTCCATGGCTTGCTGCCGATCGCAACCGCGCCAAAGTCGCTGTTGAAGCGATCGCCTACGGTGCGTGTGATCTGGTCGGCTTCGCCCGCTTTGATCTTCCCGCGGAGTTCGTCGCTGCGGTCATCCAAAAGTTCGTTTCACCTGTCAATTGGCAGGTCGCCTGTGGTTGCATGGCTGGTATCGAGGACACCACCAGCATCATCCAGGACCGCAACAATCGACTGCATCCGTCCAAGCTATTCGCGATGGTGTTGCGCATCGATGCCGGCCACAAAATGTTGGACGGTGTGGAAACCAACGTGAAGGCCAAAACGGCCAAGGTTGCGGCGGAATGAAGGGCCGCAAGCGGAGTTCCCACCGCAGCAAGGGCAAGTCGTCACACAAAGGGTCGAAAACCTTTCGCCCGTCCAAACGAAAAGGCCAGCGCATATTCTATGTCGGTGGCCAACAGTTCTGAGGTGAAACATGACTGAGCGTTCTTTACACGATCTGAGCCACTACACCGCGCAAGCGTCCGAAATCGGGCGCTTGCATGTGCTGTCCTATCACTCGGTTCTGCCGGGTGATGGTGCCGCCTTTGATGTGGTCGGCGCACTGCGTCTGTCTGCCCTTCAACGCGGACTGTCTATCGACAGCAAATATGACATGTTTGCGTTCTACGTCCCGCATCGGCAGGTCTATGACAATTGGGAAACCTTCATCACAGAAGGTTACGATACGGCTGAGGTGCTGGATGAACAGCTGCTGCCGCTTGAGATCTCCTACATCGGTCACCGCTTGACCGTTCGCGCTCCCCTCTGGCTTACCGAGGGCTACAATCAGATTTACAACAACTATTTCCGGCCACCCACTACGGTTGCTGCTCGTACCGGCGTTCCTTCTGACCCTCTCGAACGGCTCTATGGGTATCGGTGCGCCAACCTCAAGCGCATCTGGAACACCGGCGTTGCGAACACTGTCACTGCTGCTGACTATGACGTAACGGCCGGCGCAACCGTCTCCCTTCTCGATATCGCGAAACAGAAGGGTTATCTCAAAACGGAGTTGGAGCGTGAATTTTTCAACATTCGATATCGGGACATCGTCAACAGTTTCGGAGGCTATACTCAAACAAGTGCCGATG